TCTGCAAGTTCCTGTGTCTTTGATAGTTGACAAATTCACAATAGAATGGATGCAGACTTCTGGTATCTATGATCTTTCTCTAGAAACTTTTGATAAAATTATAGAAATTGAAAAACCTGTTACTCAAAATATTCGAGTACTTAACGATGGATACACTTCTAAAACAGTTCCTTTTGTAAATTCAAATAGAGCTTCAGTTTGGGACCTTACACCATATGATAGAACATTGTTGATAGATAGCGATTTTTTAATTATGTCCGACAGCTTGAATCAATATTGGGATGCCGATACCGATGTAATGTTATCTCCATCCATGCAAGATGTTAGAGGAGATAGAAAAGGTATTTTGGATTCTTGGGTTTCTGAAACTGGAATTCCGTTATATTGGGCAACTACAGTAATGTTTACTAAAAATAGTGAATCTAAAATATTCTTTGACCTAGTAGATGTTATACGAACAAATTATAATTATTTTGCAGATTTGTTTAGATTTAACCCCAAACAATATAGAAATGACATTGCTTTCAGCATAGCAAAACATATGCTCAACGGATTTGACACAGGAGCTGAAAATCTCCCCCCGATACTAACACTGTTAGATAAAGATCTAATTCATTCTGTTGGTAAAAATCAATTGCGTGTTTATTTAAATGATAACTTGTCTGAAGATCACGTGGTCATTGCATCTATTAAAGATCTGGATATCCATGTAATGAACAAACAGAGTGTAATTAGAAATGCAAAAGAATTTTTGGAGATATTATGACTTTTGGATATCTCATTGTAGTTTCTAAAAACGATTCAGTTGACTATTTAAAATTAGCTTATGCTCTAGCATTGAGCATTAAAAATACTCAAAGAAAAGGATTTGACAAAGTAGCATTGGTAACTGATAATATTGAAGATGTTAAAAAACTAAAAAGTCCTTGGGTGTTTAACGAAATTATTGAATGGAATCAAGAAACTTTTTGGGATGGTCGAAGTTGGATGGATAAACTAAGTCCTTGGGACTATACCGTATGTTTAGATGCAGACATGTTGTTTTTTAGAGATTATAGTCATTGGGTTGAATACTTTATTGAGAATTCTGAACTATATATTCCCAATAAGTCATATACCTATCGAGGAGAGATCGTAAAAGATTCGTATTATAGAAAAACATTTGAACATAACGATCTTCCTAATTTATATTCTTTTTACACATTTTTTAAAAAAGATTCTAAACTATCCGAAGAATTCTTTTCATTAGGTAGGCACATTTTAAAAAATCCTAATGAATTTAAAAATTTATTTTTAGAAAATTATATTCCAAAAGTAGTAGGTACCGACGAAGCATTTAGTTTAGCTGCAAAAATTTTAGATATTCAAGACGATATCAGTTATGATTTAGAATTTCCTAAAGTAGTTCATTTAAAACCAATGATACAAAATTGGCCCTGGCCTGCTGATAAAGTTTCTGACCATGTTGGATTTTATTTTGATCTGAAGGGTAAATTAAAAATTGGAAATTATCAGCAACAAGATATTGTTCATTATAACGAAAAAAATTATGTAACTGATGAAGTTATTAGTATTTTAGAGAAAATTCTATGGAAGAAATAATTGATTTTGACAGTTGGTTACAGCAATATACTGCACCACAAGTAGAATACTGGGCAATTTTTGAGCCCACTACCGGTGAAGTTACTGGAATTTATCCCGATCTTGCTGCTTATGATAAACAATATAAAATAAAAATTGATAGAGATCTAGCAGAAGATATACATAGCGGAATAATTCAAATGAGTTCCTGTTTTGTAGATATAGATTCTGAAACAGTTGAAATCATTACCAAGCACAGTCTTGTTAAGATCGACGATGTACTGCATAGAGTTATTGATAAAAAATATGTGCCCGATCAAAAAAATGATATTATTATTCAATACAATGAATTAGAAAATAAAATAATTTTTGTTTTACACAATTCGATTAAAACTAGAAAGATTCAATGGGCCGGAAGTACTGAAATGCAGTTTTTTATCACAGGCTATAATGATCCACACGATCTCTATCAGACAATAGTTTTTCAACTAAAAGATTTAGAACAAAGTTCTAAAGAATTTATTTACACAGGATCTCACAATCAATTTAGTATTTTTACAAGAAGAATATTAAAAAATTATGTTTTTGAAAAAATATGAAAACCATAGAACTAGATATTGTATTTTTAAGCTATGACGAGCCTAATGCAGATTTACATTATGCAGATCTATGCAATAAAGTTCCTTGGGCTAAAAGAGTACACGGAATAAAAGGCAGCGATGAAGCACACAAAGAAGCTGCAAGACAATCAGAAACAGATTGGGTTATTACTGTAGATGCAGACAACATTGTTGACACAAAATTTTTTAACACAGAGTTTGATCCTGATCAAAAAAATTTACAAGTAGTCAGCTGGTTAGCACGTAATAAAATTAACGGATTACGATACGGAAATGGCGGGCTGAAAATATGGCGTAAGGATTTTATTCTTAATATGAAAACGCACGAAGCCAGTGACAGTGATCGTGGCCAGGTAGATTTTTGTTGGGAAAATGGGTACCAACAATTTAAAGAATGTTATAGTGAAACAATTATTACAGGATCACCTTTTCAGGCCTGGCGAGCAGGATTCCGTGAAGGTGTTAAAATGACTTTGTTAGACGGAGTCAAAGTGTTGCCCGATGAAATTCAAGAACGTGTATGGTGGCATAATCTTCATAGATTAAAAATGTGGTCAACTGTTGGTTCACATGAAGAAAATGGAAAATATGCTGTGCTTGGCGCACGTATGGGAACTTGGATGACTAACTGCACAAATTGGAATTATGTTGATGTTAGAGATTTTGAAATCTTAAGAAATATTTATAACGAAAATGTTGATCATGACACAGTTGAACAGGATATACAAAATTTTGGAATAAAAATTAATCAGCAATTAGGTTTTAATTACCCTTATTTGGATCCCAAACAAAGCAAGTATACTTTAGACCTGTATAACGAAACAATGAATTTAACAAACACATATCTAAAATGATCTACGATATTTTTTATGTAAGCAAAAACACTGTCAACGACACTGATTGGTTATCTTTTAACAAAAGATTTCCATTATCTCAAAAAATTGAAAATGTAAAAAATTTCTCAGATATTTCCAACAGAGCATTCACTAAGTTATTTTGGGTAGTTTGGGATGATATAATTGTTTTAGATGATTTTGATTTTAGTTATATTGTTACAAAATGGGATGAAAAATACATCCATGTTTTTAAAAATGCAGACCATTATGATGGTGTAACATTATTCTCAAAACATTCAAATGTAAGTAACAAAGAACTTGAAAAAAGATTTTACATAAATCATAAAAAAATAGATATAATTGCTAGCGAACCAAAGAACACCGAACTCTATGATATAGTGTTTATCAGTTATAATGAGCCAACAGCTGATGCTAATTTTATAAATTTAAAATCAAAATTCCCAAGAACTAAAAGAGTGCATGGAATTAAAGGTATACATCAAGCCCACATAGCCGCCGCCAAACTAGCAAAGACCTGTATGTTTTGGGTAGTTGACGGCGATGCTGAAATTGTTGAAGATTTTAATTTTGATTATAAGGTATCTGCCTACGAGCAAGATATTGTATACGTTTGGCGCAGTAAAAATCCTATCAATGATCTAGTGTACGGATATGGAGGAGTTAAACTATTGCCAACTTCAATGACTATAGGCATGGATGTATCTAAGCCAGATATGACAACTAGTATATCTAGTAAATTTAGAGCAGTAAAGTCTATATCAAACATCACAGCATTTAACACTGATCCGTTCAACACTTGGAAATCAGCGTTTAGAGAATGTTGTAAATTGTCCAGTAAAATTATTGATAGACAAAAAAGCGAAGAAACATTACATAGACTCGATGTATGGTGTACGTTGGGTTCTGATAGACCGTTTGGACAAGAAGCTATTGCCGGAGCAATAGCAGGCAAAGAATACGGAGAGTTTAATAAAGACGATCTAGAAGCACTTAAAAAAATCAACGATTTTGATTGGTTAAAAGAATATTATGAACAACAAACAAAAAAATAGATCTCAAACAGGATCTAAATAATCATATGAAATGGCGTCAAAAAAGAATAGATTTTAAAGAACAAATTCTAAACCCTATTAGCCCTAGTTATTGCGCAGCCAAGTGGAGTCAAGTTACTATACACTTAGGGTCAGGACATACTCATAGTTGTCATCATCCAAGAACACATCTAATACCCCTAGAAGAAATCAAACGTAGTCCTAGTGCCTTACATAATACGTCTTTTAAGATTGAACAGCGTTTAGATATGCTTAACGGCAAACGTCCTACAGAATGTGAATATTGTTGGCAAGTAGAAGACCGAGGTGAGGTACTTAGCGATAGAGTGTTAAAAAGTTACGAACCATGGAGTAAAGATAGAATTTCTGATCTTCAAGGGCTGAATCATGTTAATCCAAGCTATTTAGAAATTAGTTTTAGTAATGTATGTAATTTTAAATGTAGTTATTGTAGTCCAGATGTCAGTAGTAAATGGATGGAAGAAATTGAAAAGTTTGGAGCATATCCTACCAGTCAAAAATTTAACAATATAGAATGGATTAAGACACAGAACAAGATGCCTTTTTTAGAGCGTGATCTAAATCCATATGTAGAAGCATTTTGGCAATGGTGGCCTGAACTTTACCCTACTCTTCATACATTTAGAATTACTGGTGGCGAACCGTTAATGACCAAACATACCTTTAGAGTATTAGACTATATCATAGAACATCCAAATCCGGAACTAGAGCTAGGTATAAACAGCAATCTATGCGTTCCAGAAAAGCTAATGGATGAGTTTATTGAAAAAATTCAACAAATACAAACAGCCAAAGCTGTTAAGAATGTAATGGTTTACACCAGCTGTGAGGCATATGG